ATTGAGTTTTAATTTTGATAGGATACGAAATCGCTGAAATCGTTGAGTAGCTATCTTCGATGGAGACGTAACCGTAGCCTTAGCGGTTTGAAATAGATAGGCTGTGGTCGCGAGGCTCGACGCAAAGAGAAAGCCACTGTTGCTAGGGATTGACAGCGACATTAATCCTTTACGATACCGATGCGTAATGGTAGCTCCAATCGGTAGGGGAGGGCCGAGGCTAAGCCCTCCCCGTTTTTCTTTTTATTTTCAGTTTTAGCTGCTTTACCATCAGCAATTTGCAAACCTTTATACCACAATTTTGCTCTCCATTGCCACATATCATCTTTGATTGTAGTTATGTATAGTACTCTATCTGCTTTCTCTCTCCATTTAATATCTAGTAGTCCTTGCCTCATCAACTCATATAAAGCATCATGAAATACTGCACCACGTCTAGATGATTTAGTATTTATAGTAGGTCCCGAAGCAAGATCACTACCATATCCTGCGTATACTGTTAGTACACCTTTAGTTGTAAGAGATATATAGATAGTACGATTTGGTTTATAAATAATTATATTATCAGGCCTAATATTTGTCTGAATAGATATATCATTATAGGTCATTATCTTATACCCATCTTTATATTGTAGTGGCCCATCTAGTGGAACTGTTGGCAATCCATTCATAATATCTCCTTAATCATTCTATTAGTATAAAACCTGATTTATTATTATCAATGGAAAGATTATTAAGCCCTATTTCATATCGGTTATTGACTACAACGACAGAAAGATCTTGTACAATATGTCCTTCGGTTGGTGAGAAGGTATGCATAGTTGCTGTAATTAAATTAATAGTATCAAAACGTAACATTGTTAATGTAGATAATACATCTATTTCTTCTGCAAGTCCTGCTAAAAATACAATTTTCTTTTTACTGCTTGCGTCGTTGAATATTCTTGTTTCTGTGTTGGTTGTTATTCCATCTATTTTGTACTTAATAGAACACTGTGATAATTTCACGTCGCCGAAGAAATCATAAATTGCTTGCATAGCATCACCAGACGTATTCCCAACAGGACCTATATTTGTACCATATACAGTTATTCTGCTTTGGTCTGAACTGTAATCATTACTATCCCACCATTCTAAATATCTGCTCATAATGCGTACAACACCAACACCAGAAAATCCTTCTGCACCCCCACCACCACCAACTTCTTCGGTAGACCAAACGCCACTTATGTTTCCTATGCCAATCCAGTTATCGCGCAAGTTTTCTAATGCACTCTTCCAATATCCACTTTCAAGTGAACCTACAAAATAGTGCAAACTTATGGTATCTACTAGTTCGTATACATATTTTCCCTTAGTGCCGGGAGCATAATCACCCACAATTTGATAATTCAGCGCGGCCTCTAACCAAGCAATAGCATTGTCATTTGTATAATTTGCGATAGAACCAAGCATTATTTTATAATCTGTGCCATTATTTTTGTTAGCTGCTGTTATAGCTTGTGCAGCAGGTGCAAAATAATATTCTATATAATATGGAATTGTCGTTAAATCATTCTGTTGTGGTAATAACCCATCACCAAATGCTTCATGAAAGTTTGTTGCTGCGGTTGCACTGGTAATTTCGTTACCGAGTTGTATTGTTATTTTGTTTTCACTTTGTTGTAATCCAGCCAATTCTGTCATGCGATTATAAACACTATATCTGAATAAAGATCCATTGTCTGCTTCTATGCCTGTCTTGTGTGCCTGCACTCTGCTTAATGGTTTTACAGAACCAAAACCTCCACCATTTAAACTAATTTTATGATCAACAATTACATCTTCCAAATCAGTTTTCAATTGATCTGATAATGGCGCGTCTGGATTATCATCTAACCATACACCATATCTTCCTGTGCCACCTGGATCACGAACAAGTCCTCCCCAATCAACAGGATTATAATGTCCTCCGACATATTCAGTCCAAGTATTAGTTGTCGCATTTACTTGCATACTTATTAATAATAATAATAATACCATTAATAATTTTTTCATTTAAACTTCTCCACTAATGTTTCAAGGGCATTGGTAAGTTCATCTAGCCTATCTGTAGTTTGATTCCAAGCTTCAGCTCTTTCTTTTATTCCTACTGAAGCATCTGTATCTACAGATATAGATTTTGTGCCATTTTCTTCCGTTTTTACACTTATAGATACACTCTTTGTAGAGTCATAACTTATTAACCCTGTTTCAGGATTGTAATCAAAAGTCACTCTACCATTAGGATTAAATGCTGCACATCCTGATAAAGTTAAAAGTAAGGCTATAATTAATATATATCTCATATTAGTATTCTCCGTTATGTTTAATTAATTCAAAATGAGGTATATCATGAAATGTTTGATCATCTATATCATTATCCCCATCCCAATCCGCTCCCATGCGTATTTCAATTCCTCTTGCCACTGCAATACCTTTAACAAACCAAGCAAATCTTCTAAATCTGTCTATATCATCCCAGTCTATTGGCCAAGGTGCTACATCTACTGCCATTGAAGGTAAAGTATTATGCTTACTATTTGGCCATTTTTTAGTACTTCGTCTTGGCACTGAATAGTAAGCTTCATTTTGCTCTTTCTCCCCTCTATGACCACATAACACTTTACAATCCCAATGTTTAATTACTTCATTAAATAAATATTGTAAGTCTTGTTCACAAGTAGCTAAATTAGCTTTTGATGTCTTTCCAAATTTTGGCATATTTTCTCCTATTCAATTAATGGATACTTTGGTCTACCACCTACTAAAGGCATATCTGCTGGATCTACAATATCTTCCACTCTTTCTCCATCTCTAATAGGATGTACACAAAATGCTAATGCTGTATCTGATATGGATGATATTTTATGCACCTTACCTGCTTCTATATACATAATAATTTCATTTTCACTAGCATCATATATATACTGCTTACCATCAACTTCTACTTCAAATATACCAAATGCTAATATTGTTTGGTGTGGAAATATATGTTTATGCCCAACATGATCTTCATCAGCACTTTCTCCTTTTGCTTCAAATCTCATGGATTTAATCCATAAGTTAGCAACAACTGATATTTTTACTTTCATAATTATTTATCCTTTTTGATTATATCACGTAGTGGTAATCTTTTTTTCTCCACAAAACGCTTATCTGCATATTGTTCTGCTTTAGATTTATTTAATATATTTAAATAATCTCTAGCACGTAAAGATTCTGTCTCTTCAACCTCTAGTTCTTCTACACTATACTTTAGTTGGGGTATTGGAGGTTGTCCAGGAATTACAACTTTAATTTGCTCTTTTATATTATCTAAAGAAATATGATCGTGTGTAGGTAATGTAGAAGTTTGTATATAATCTGCCAGTCCAGTTTGATTGTTAATGTATCTTTTAATATATATTTTCATGCTACTATGTACCTATAATCTACATCATATGTGTATGATTCACCCTTACCTGGTGCTGCTAAAGAGAATCTTGGAGCATCAGGGCTTGCTCCATCTGTAAGATTGCCCCTTATAGTACCTTTATTACTTCCATAAGTAGCAGTACTAGTATGTATCATAGGAAAAAATGAATAAGGAGATAAAAGTATACTTACTTCTGTAATCTCTGTTACAGTGCCAGAAAGACTAACAGTTGCTGTATTAAGCATAGATCTCACTATAGATGCAGCGGGAGGAATACCATTAGCACCCCATCTTAATCCACTTGCTTGTGTAGAATCTGCAATTAAAACTTGTTCATTTGTTCCAACTGCTAACTTTATTGCATTTGTACCATTATCAACAATTATATCACCTTTTAAAGATGTAGGTGATAATGCATCAAACGCAGGAGTTTTTGTAGTTTGACCAGTACCACCTTTATTTAATGCTAAAGCAGTAATAACTGGTTCATAAACACCAGTATGTACATGATTACCAATAGCTACTTGATTTGAAGCTGTACCTCTATTTAATGTAAATGATAATGTATCTGTTGAAGGAGTAGTAGTTACTGTTAATGATGTACCACCTACTACAGTAAGTGTATCAGATGGATCATCAGCAACTATATCTGACTGGCCAGATACTGATATAGTTTTAAAAGCATTTTGTGTAATATTAGTAGAATGTAGACCATCTACAGTATCTACATCTATAAGATATTTAACTGCTAAAGGATCCCATGTAGCTCCATTATATTTTTCCCATATTTTACTAGTATTATTCCATCTAATAGTATTATTTGGAACATTTGTAGGTGATCCTGCAAACATAGTTGCACAATCATTATCTCTATCTTTAAGTTCTGTTATAAAATCCGTATATAAACTTGATGTTGTAGGATTTGTCCAATTACCCATAATTAATATCCTCTAGAGCTCCAGGAAATATCTCCTGTTATTTTAGTACCACTATCATTAAATAGATAAACTACAAATGTTGTGGGATTATTTTGTGTAAAATCGAAGTCAACTACTGCAATAGCATTAGTTGTACCAATAGGTGTTGCTGTTATTGAAGAAACCTTGGAATAAGTTTGATTAAATGTTACTGTTACACCTGTTGAAGCTGTGCTTACTGTATCATTATCCCCATCATTTATTATAACAGCTTCTAGTTTAAGACTAACATCACTTAATTCAGATAGTGCAGTACCAGTTGAAGTAGATGCATGTTTAAATTTAAGAAAACGAACATTATCTCCATAAACACTATTTGTTGTAGTTGAATTTATCCAAATAACTGCTTCACCATCTGCACTAATATCTGATCCAACATATAATGTACCAGCAACCCAATCCCATTGAGATGCTAATAAAGTTGTTACAGTACCCCTACTTAATACATTTAACTCAGTTATAACATCATCAGGCTCATTAGTAACTGATTGTGAATATTCTCCATTACCATCTGGACCTGTTAAACCAGATAAAGCTACAACAGTACCTGCTGAAATTGTTACAGTGTCAGTTGTAGAACCATCAATAATAGTTTTATGAAGACTATATGATGCTGTTGTAGCAGCATAAGTTATTTTTGCATCAAATATTTCTTCAAATAAACTTGTACTATCTGATGGTTGTACCCAATATTCATAACCAGCATCAATTTGTGATTGTATAGTTGTAAAATCAGGACTTGGATTTGTAAAATGTTCTGTATATGTTTCTGTTGTATTAACAGGATATACCAATTTATTATATATTGGATTAACTACAGAATCAAAATTAATTACTTTACTTACTTGATTTTGTGTATTAAATCTGCTTGTCCAAGAATTTTGCAATGTTACATCTGAAGGACTTGTAATATCTAATGTAACAGATACTTCTGTTGCATAGTTACCTGCTGTATCTACTGCTACAACCCAATATGTATAAGTACCTGCTACGGGTTCTATAAACATAACATATGTTCCAGACACTTTTTGTAAAACTGTAGCTGATGAAAATACAGTACCTTTTCTAACTTCGTAAAAATCAACAGGTAATGTTGTAGGAATAGTAGTATCATCCCATCGTAGAAATACAGTATTACTTATTTTCTCTACATTTATTTCAACTATATTAGGAGGAGTTATTGTAACAATAGTACTAATTGGTGTGCTTTCATTACCTGCAGTATCATAAGCAACAAGCCAATAGGTTCTTGTTAAATAACTAACATGTCTGCTAATACTTGTACCTTTAATTTTTTCTAAATAAGTACCAGTAGCCCAATCTGTCCCATAACGTAATTCATATTCATCTATTGGAAAATCTGAAGTTGGTATTGTCCAAGATAAGAAAACATCTTCTCCATCAATAGTATTACTAAGCATTGGAGTACTTGGACCAGTTATTATTATAGCATCTGTATCTTCTGTCACAGAATAATTACCACTAGTATCTATAGCTTTTATATAAAAAGTATGAGTACCAGCTGTTTTTACTTCATATAAATAAGAGGTAGACTTAGTCTTTGTAACAACATATCCATCTTCCCAAGAATTACCTTCTCTAATTTCATACTCACTTAAATCCACATCAGTATTGGTATTCCATTTTAAGTATATACCAGTTGGATTAACAGAAGCCACTAAGCCAGTAACATCTGCTGGTGGAGTTGATTTACCAGTAACTACATGATTAACACTAGTTGTCCAATCACTTGATATATCTAAAGAATTTATTGCACGTACACGTACATCATATGTGATTCCAGATGTTGCATAGTCTAATACATTATTAACATAATACTGAGTGGCAGTAGTAGAGGATAATTCTGTCCAAATAACTTCATTAGACATCTTATATTGTAGTTCATATCTAATAATATAACCATCTGCTGGTGGAGTCCATGTAACTTTAATTCTAGAGATTACTGTTCCATCTCCTCCAATAAATAGTTCCTCTTCTCCACTTGTAAGAGTTAGATTTGTTGGGGGCAATACATTTCTAATATCAGATAAGCTTGTATTTGGTGCTTTATCTATTGCAGGTAAATCACCAAAATCCCAATCATAAGAATCTGCAGATTCTTCCCTTAAAGTTAAATCAATTCCACCTTCTTCCCCTATGGCCCAATTTACAACTCTAAATACTTTTTTATCCCAACCTAATCTATCTATAGATAGTTGTATTGTATCATATATACCGGCTTCTAGTACTGAGAAATTACAAGGTAATTGAACAATTATATCTTGTCTAGAACGTAGTAAAGCTATTTTTGCTAATCTTTGCGCAGTTACAATATCATTTGTAAAATATAGTTCTAAATCTTGAATATGAGCTATATCATTATCTTCTATTAAATAAGGATTATTAATTGTATCTGGTGGATATTTAGGAAAATCTGTAGCTTGCCAATAATTATCAGCATCTATAAAGATACCTTTAACTGAATTTATGCGTTCTGATTGTTGTGCAGAAGCCGTTATAGTTATATCTCCACGTAAATTACTTTCATCAATAATTATACTAGGTATATCATATGCCCCAGGAAATAATCTATAAAATCCTTGTGTAAATACTAAAGTTCCTGCTCCTGCAGATAACATTTGTTCTAAAATATCTATTTGTGTAAGTCCAGTATCAATAGTACCATCACAAGTATATCTAGAATATGAAGTACCTGGCGATGTTAAAGGTGCTAAATAAACAGCATCTATTTCTCCTATGAAATCTACTCCTCCAAATTCTAAATAAGTACCAGTATTAGAGTTAATTACCTCTGTAAATGTACCTGCTGAAGATCTTACTACACCTTTAGTTGTTCCTACTTGTCCATATATAGTACCTGATGTATATGAACTTACTACATAAGTAAGTACATAACTAGTATTTCTATATACTAAATCATCTAAATCTCCACTATAAAGCTTAGAAACTCTTATTAATTCAGTTCTACCAGCTTCAGCTACTGTTCCTACTATTTTATCATTATAAGGAATTAATCCAAATTCTGCACTACCAATTCCATCATTAGAACTAATATATGTTTTATTACTAAAATTTCTTTCTGTGATGCCAGAGGCATCTGGTGATCCATCTAATAGTGTTTTTACTTTAACTGCTGATATGTTATTTAAAGAACCAACAAAGTTAGTTGCTTTCAAAGTAATAGTAGTAGATGTAGGAACTATGGTACCTACATATGTTCCTATTGTGCCCGCTGAAGATACTAATACATCCCCAATATATACATCTAGGGAGCCGGAAATTAGAGTTTGTACTTCAAAACTACATAAATATTCACTACCATCTAATACAACAGGTACTCCTGTTTTATCTAATAATGTTAATTCAGACCCTGTAGTGTGATCAAAATAACAAAATCCTCCATTTATATCAGTTGCACCATATTTATTCCACCATGTATCGGTAGAAAATTCATTATTTAATATTACTTCTCCGCTACCAGGAGCTTCATATAGTATAGAAGGTATACAAGATACATTTGATATTGAACCAACAAAAGCATCTGTCTGAAAAAGTATATCATCAGCAGCAAATGTAGAAAAACCAGAG